TGGTGCAGTTGCACTAGCACCTAAATATGTATTTGCAAAACTGTTTACTGAAGCTAGGTTTGTAGCTACTGTATTAATATTTGTTAATCCACCTGCAACATTTGTAATATTTGTGTTAGCTCCTGCTACAGTATTAATGTTGGTAGCATTTGCATTTACAGCATTTATAGCCGTTGCACTTGAGTTAACTGTGCTTATTGCAGACTGCATACCTGCAACTGTGTTAATGTTAGAGCTGTTTGAATTTACAGCATTTATATTTGTAGAATTATTGTTTACTGCCGTTACTGCCGTAGAAATTCCTGCAACACTTGTGATGTCAGAAGTTATACCTGCAACTGAATTTATGTTTGAAGCATTACCTGCTACCGCATTTATTTCTGTACTGTCTCCTGCAACTGTGTTGATGTTACTTGAATTTGTATTTACTGCATTAATGTTTGTAGAATTGTTGTTTACTGCGGTAATAGTTGAAGATATCCCTGCAACACTTGTGATGTCACTAGAAATACCACCTACGATATTTACGTTAGCTATGTTTGTAGCAACTGTATCAATTTCCGAAGTTGCTTCGTTTAAATCATCTGCAACAGTTTCTACTTCACTAACTGCTTCAGCTAAATCATTAGCTACCGCAATAACTTTACTAATATCTGTAGCTACAGTATTAACTGAACCAATGTTAGTTGCTACTGTATTAATGTTCGTAGCATTAGATACTGCTGAATTAATATTTGAAGCATTACTGTTTACTGCATTAATGTTTGAAATATTAGAGTTAACTGAAGTAATAGCTGTTTTGTCTGTTGCTGATAACCAAGTGTTTTCTAAATAGTTTTTTGTAGCTAAATCTTGTGCATTTACTGGGTCTGCTACATTTGTTAATCTTTTATTCTGTGCGTCCCATTGAAAATCTGTATTTGAAACTTTGATAACATCACCTGCATCATCAATAGCTTCTTGTGACATAAAGAACGCTTGGTCACTATCTGTATCTAAATCGTTCTCTGTAAGAACTGACCCAGAAGCATAGTCTACCAATTTAGTAGTCTGTGACGTTCTTCTTCTAATCTCAATAGCCGCATCTTGGGCAGGTGCAGAGTTGAAAGTAAGGGTAGTTCCTGCACTATTTAAGCTAAAAGCTGTAGTAACAACCCCTGATAATGTAACTGTAAGGTCACTTGTGGCTCTATAACTAAAAGGTATAGAATAAGATGTTGTACTGTTATCGCCTGTATAACGTACAAAACTATTTGCCATGTATGATTTTCCTTATGTTTTTGATTTGGTTTTACTAAAAGTGTAAGTTTAGTGTTTATTGAGTAAGTATCTCAATGTAGTTCTTTTTAGCTTTCTTTTTAGCGTTCTTTTTAATGAGTTTTCTATCTTTTCTCATTTTCTTAATTTGAGGAAACTCTTTTAATAATAATTTTCTAGCTTTTGCTTCAGCTTTGTGGACATATTCTAATATAAATTTCTGTCTTTCATCAACACCTGCGATTGTACCATCAGCTTTTTTATATAGTTTACTTTTAGGGTCTTGTATTACAGTCTCAATTAATTTTTTAAGAGTTAATCTTTGTCCATTATAAGGTAAAGTAACTTCTCCTGTAAGTTCTCTCCACCTATCATAAGCTGTTTGTTCTTTATCATTTTTAATAGTTCTTAAATCTACACCTGATTTTCTATCTATTTTTGCAGGTGGTACATATTTAAAATCTCTATTTTCATAAAACTTTTGTATTGCAGGATTGTTAGTTTTAGTCATAGCAAAAGGTGAAGACCATAAACCTGATTTTCCACCTAGCCCAAAGAACCAACCTCTGTCTCTATCAATTACTTCACCATACATATTACGTTTAGGCATAATACTATCTTTACCTTTAAATGGATTTAAAGCTAATAACCTATCGTTTAATGTAAATAATTCTTTTTGATAATCTTCATCAATTCTACTCATATATCTTAATCCACCAGATAAAGGTGTAATTTTGTAAACAGCTCTAGCTAGTATAGAAGCACTTACTTTGTCAGGTGACCTTGTAGAAACAAAATCATCACTAAAGAAAAAGTTTGCAGTTTCAACTATATTTTTCATATAAAATTTAGAGTTAAGATTTCTAAAAATAGAATTAACAACACCCATAGATAACTCTGTCATATCTTTTTGTACTGCTTCAGGTATATCTTCATTGTATCTTAAAAACTTATTCATACTGTCTTGTAAGTCAGCCATAATAAAGAATGGCATCATTATAGGGTCAGCTCTATTTAATTGAATGTATCTGCCATCATCTGTTTTATAAGAATAAGGTTTCCAACCTGTGTTAATTTCTCTTTCTGCATTTTCTCTGTAGTTTCTTGAACCACCACCAGTAATTTTACCTGATGCTACTGCACCAAATGCGGCTGTCCATAATGCAAATCCCATAGTTGCTCTAGCGTTAGCTTCTGCCGCCGCTTCTGGGTTTATATAATTTCCATCTTTACCTTTTTTTAAAGCATGTCTTGTACTTAACACTGCTCTGTTAAGAAGAGGTAGATGTTCAAAGTTCCATTTAATTAAGTTAGAAGGAGTGTTAATAAAGTGTAAACCTAATGCTCTTGTCCATCTGTGTTTACTTGTAAAAGATAAAACACCACCTGTAATACCACCTTCCATCTTACCTGTTTCAGGGTTCATAGAATAAGCAGATTGTGTATATGTACTTTCTCTAGCGTATTGTAATGGGTCGTTAACTTGTAATTTGTTTACATCTTTAATCGTTGTGCTTGTCATGTCAGCAGTTTCTAATGCACCACCAGATGCAGTCTTTTGATAATCTGCTTCTAATTCTTTAAATCTTGCTTTGTAATCATCTTCTTTAATTACACCCTTCCAAAAACCTTTACCTGTTTCTTCTCTAATTTGTGTATTAACTTGGGAAGCTACTCTAGCTTTGTAAGTCATAGTTTTAAGAAATTCATCACCTGCACTTAAAATTCTCATAGGAAAAGTTGTAGCGTAACCTATCGGTCTAAATACATATTTATCAAGACCAACACCTACTGACCCCATTCTGTCAGTCATAAGTCTTGTTGTAGCTTGTAACCATCTTTGAAGTTGCCCTTGTCTAATGTTGTTATCGAACTTCATCTGCTTACTATCAAGTATACCACGACCTTCCATAAATCCTCTTTTAGCCGCCATTAAAGCATCTTTGGTATAAAGTATCTGGTGAATATAAGTGTCGGCGGCTTCTTTAGCTAATTGATTTGCTCTTTTACTATCTTGTGGAAGTAAATATGCGGCTCTAACTAACATAGTTAAAGGTTTCCATTGTGTTTGGAATAGACCAGATACAATATTAATTGCATGTGTATCAGGTGAAGATAGTAAGTTGTTATTGATAAACTCTGACGCTAAATCCCAACCATTTACTTTTCTCGCATTTTGTAATGCCATAATAACTTGGTCAGTGTCATGTAGTTTTGCGATTGCTTTATAAAATTCTTTTGGCTTACCTGTTTTTAATGTAGCCATTTCAGGGTCTTCAGGATTTATTTTAAGTTCTGCGGCTCTAGCCTCATTCTTACCAACCTGCATAAACTTCATAGCTCTTGCTACGTTTCTAGTAATTTCTTTTTGATTAACTAAAGTTTCTCCTGCAATAGCTTGTCTTATGTCTAACTCTTTTAATATTTTAGCTTCTTGGTCAGGGGTAATATCTAAATTGTGAAGTTGATTAGATAGTTTTACTATGTCATCACTTTGTTTAGCTAACAAATCTCCATGTGCTAATATTTCAGCATACAATAATTTATCTTCTTTAGCTCTTGATTTACCTAATTTAATAACTGCGTTAGCATCTAAACCTATAATTGCCGCTTGTTTAATTGCATATCTTTCAGTTACTACATCATCAATTATCTTACCTTCTCTAACCATTTCATCAGCAAGATTTTTTAAATGTAATCTAACTTTTTTAGGATATTTATAATAATTTAATTCTTCTTCAGGTGGTTTACCTGTTCCAATAGTTTTTCTTAAATTACCATTCTTTCTTAAATTACCAATTTTTTCATCAAGCGTTTTTCCTACAAGCTGACTTTCTGTTGTAATTCTATCTACTGTAGCTTTATCAAGATTTTTATATAATGCTTTATCAGGTTTAGGTTCTGCTAAATCTTGAAATAATTGTTTACCTGTAATTTCACTTCTACCATATTCGTGAATATCTTTTAAGTTTTTAACTGCTGTATTTTTAGAACTTCTCATTCCAAGTTTAAAACCACCATAAGAAAATGCACCACCAAATACAGTACCAAAACCAAATCCTGCACCTGTAGCAATAGCACTTCTTTTAAGACTAAACTCATCTGATACGCCAGTTTTAACTTCTGTAACTTGAAGCATTGTGTCTTGTGCTGTTGCAACTACTGCACCAATTTTAGCTTCCGTCATTGCACCTTTGTAAACTGCTTTACCTATAGCTTCTTTTGATGCAACCTTTGCTGTTTCCTCTAAAACTTCTTTATTAATTTGACCTGCAACTTTACCTTTAAGAGCTTCTGTTAAACCTTTTTTATATGCAACTTTAGCGGCTTGACCACCAATACCAAACGATATTAAATTAACTGGGTCAGCTATCATTGCTCCACCATTGTCATATAACCATGAACCAAAACTTCTATTTGGGTCATTCCAAAATGATGGCAATGCGTGGTATGTAGAGGATATGTAAGCTAACTGTGCATTTCTATCATCACTGTCAGTAAACGCATTTGCTAAATCTTTAGTCATAGCACCTGTGTTATTATTTCTCCATGACCTGTCGTTGTAGAAATACTCTAATAAATCTGCATGAGACATTTCTGAAAATACATTATTACCTCTTGCTGTAATTTCACTTTCTCCATCTCTATGTGTGTAATAACTTCTTAATGTATTGTAAAACTCTTCTGTTTGTATTTCATTAAGAGCCTCTTCTTCACTTGTAACTTTTCTTAATTTTTGGATTGTTGTTGATGCGGAAATTGCATCTGTTGTTGGTGTGGAAAGTGTTTTCTTTTTTCTTCTATCTTTTGCTTTAGTAGCCATCTTATCCTTCTAGGTTATATAGACTGAAGATTAAGTCTTGTATCATGTCTAAATTTTCAGTGTTATCATCACTAAATGGTAAATTTAATTTTTTAGTTATAGTTTCAGTAATAAGGTCAAAGTCATCATCACTTAATGCTCCTAGAATATCTGCATCAAATTCTGCACCCAGAACTTCATTTATATATTTCTTAATTTTAGGTTGTGTTTGTAATTCAAACTTCCTATCTTCATCTATAATTCCACCAATAACAGTTTCTATTAATTTTGGTGCATCTATATTGTTTAAATTTTCTACTATTTCATTTGAAAATTGTTTAAGAGTAACAGGTTCACCCCCTCTTTGAAATACAACTGTATTATTAGTTTCTTCTTGTTTTTCTTGTTTAGCAATTTCTTCAGCTTCTAATCTTTCTTCTTCAATAATTCTTGCTCTTTCATCTTCCATTGTAAGAGTTTCAGGTGCTTTAAATTTATCTTCATCATTGCCTGTCCAAGTTTTATTTACATAATCTTGCACTTCTAAAATAAAATCTTTTCTCATTTTAGGAGAAACGTCTAAACCTTCAGCTTCCCATCTTATTTCTTGTTCTTCAATTTCAGTATTTACATATCTTAAAACATCAGATTGTGCCGCTTGTTTAGTTCCTGTTCCATCATCACTTACAGTGTAATTTTCGGCAACTGTTTTTAATATAATATCTTTTGTATTTACATAATGATGGTCAGTGTCATAAATAGGTGCGATTGCTCCATCATTGTACGATTTTTGAAATCTATCCCATCTTGTATTTGCTTTATCCCACATGTCGTGTGGCATGTTTTGTTCTACAAATGCTTTCATTAATTCTTGATGGCTAGAAAATTCACCCATAGAAATACTTAATAGAAAATCTTGTGAACCTTTATAATCTTGTATTTGTCTGCTTTCAGGGTCAGAATTAAAATATTGTGTAAAAGCGTCCATGTCACCTGCATTACCTTTACTTGCTATAGCTAGTTTTTTTTGTAATTCTTGTAATTGTAATGTTGATTTTGGTGTGCCATCTTCGTTAGGTGTAAATGCTTCAACCCATACAGCTTGTGTAGCTTTGGCTGTATTGTATTGTTCATCTCTTCTTTCTTTTTGTATAACAGCATCTTTCTTTGCAGTAAGTGACGCTTTCAATACATCTGTGTTTTGATTTTTTCTACTATTTAAAGAACCTAACTCTTGACCATTAGTACCTTTACCTAGATTTAAAGACATAATCTTTTCTGCTCTTTCAATATCTTCAAGGCTGTCTGCTGTATCAATAATAGAAGCTACGTCTTGTCTTATAGCTTCCATAAGTTCTGCGTTAGTATAAAATTTTGTTAGTTCTGTGTTGTCTCCTGTACGAAGTGTAGTTCCAAAAGATTTCCATTCTTCTACATATCTTGTATCTAAATCTTCATTAGGAATAACTGACAATACCTGTCTTACTTCATCAATTTTCTTTGCAGAAGCTAGTTCTCCTCTTTGTGCCGCATCAGCTACATCTGCTTTATTTTTCCAAACATTATAAAATGAACCAAACCCTGCCATAAAAGAACTATCTTGTCCTTCCATATCAGGTAAAAACTTTTTGCTAAAATCATTTAGATTATCTTTTGTAATGTCATAATCACTTTCCATTGCTAAAGTCATTTGTTCAATAACTTCTGCCGCTTTTACTTTACCACTGTGAAATTGCGTAGTTGCATCAATATATTTACCAGTTAAATCTGGGTGCTTACCTGCAAGTATCTCTCCTTGTATAACTTCAAGAGTTTTACCTGATGCTTCTAATGCTTGTATCTTTTCTATAGCTTTATCTTTTTTATTATTAATTCTTAAATTTTCACCTATAGCAACTGATTGTGAAGCACTAGCTAATGATTTAGCTAAACCATCTGACGCTGACCCTGTTCGTACATATCCTGCGTTAGCCGCACCATAGTATTTGTTTGTTGCTTGTCTGTTATATTTTATAGCCATAATTATCCAGTTGTTTTCTTCGCATTCTTGTTAGTTTCATTTTTTTGATAACCTTCGTAAGATGCACTTGCGACATCTATAATTAGTCCAGTTCTTGATGGCTCTATAGGAGGAGTTAAACTGTTATAAGTTTTTGATAAATTAGCGTAGGCTTCTGATTGTTGGTCTTGAAATGTTGTTAAATCTTTACTGTAATCTCTGTTAATAGTGTTCCAATCATCATCAAACATTGCACCGATTGATTGAACAATTTTTGTGCTATTTCCAAAACCTAAATTTAATGATTGTGCAATTTCGCCATCTCGTTCCTTTTTAGAAGAAATTTCTGCTATTGCTTTTTCTCTATCGGCATTGACTTTTTCTCTGTCAATTTTAGTCATGTCATGTAAATATCCTTTATCGGCATTTCGTCTTGTAGTATCTTGGTCTCTTCTAATAGCTTTGTTTTCAGCTTTCTTATTCTGATACTGAACAACTGCTCCTGCTACCTGAAGTGCCGCTTGAACAGTACACATATTTATTTTACCTCTTTCATCATTAATAAAAATGGCATCTTACCGATACCGAAATCTCCTATTTTTTTCTTTGGTTCAAATCCTAAAAATTGTAACCATTTTAAACTTTTCCAATTTCTCTCATCTACAAAATTGTAGACGTACTCATAACCTTTACTCATATCATTTATCCATTTTGGACATTCTTGAATAAATTGTTTTGTATGTTTAAATAAAGTCTCACTAGACAATAACCAAACTACGCCATAACCTTTTTCTTTTGATGGGTTAGAACCAAACATACCAATCACACCTTCTGACTTTGTTCCAATAATAGAATAAATTTTTCCTTGTTGTGTAAAAGGTATTACTAAAGCCTCTAATGGTGATGCACCATCTGAAGCCATAATTTCTTGTCTGTCACCTTTTCTAATCTTTGGTGCTAACTCTAACGCATCTTTTAATTCTGCTTTTCTAACGTAATTTTCTTTCATTAAATCCTTCT